GATAGCATTTTTCGTATTGATAATGACACAATCAAAACCTTTTTTCTTACAAGCTTTTTCAATTAATCCTACTGTAAGTTCTTTTTTAGGTGTTTCACCAGCCTTTTGTTTTTTTACATTAGGATTAGATTTCGTAATAACTGCAACCGTGATAGGTTTATTTTTACGACTTAAATCTTGTTCTGTAATATATTCTCTAAATTTAGGAACCAACATCTATTCATTCTCTGTATTAACTTCTTCTTTAGATTCTATTTTTTTACCAATATTATATTTGGCTAATAAGTTCCATTCTTTTTTTTCTTTAAAAGGTAATACTTTGATTTGACTTAAAGGTGCTTTATCTTCTATCATTTTAGTATCAACAATATCAATTAAATTCCAATCTTGTAATAATAAAGCAATTGTATTTCTTCTTTGAATATCATTTTGTATTAAACTAGCTTTTTTACCATCTAAAGCAAAAAGCTCTTTAAAGTGTGTTATAAAATACTTGCCTTGTTTATGTAAAATATGGCAAGATTGATATAATGTTTTGTCTTTTCTACTTGCGACACCTATTCGTGTCAAAGTTTCTCTAATCTTTAGGAAGTCGTCTGGCTGTTTGATTGTAACCTCAAGCATACTTTCAGGCGACCATTGTATCTCATCACTCATTTTTTGTTTCTCCCGCCCTTAGTTAAGGACAATTTAATTTGTTCAATTTGTTCGTCTTTTAGTATGTTGAGAGCCTGTTTAGCCTTCTCATTACTATATCCATAATACTCTTTTACATACTCTAAATTTTTCAACTTGGTCTGTGTTAACCATTTACCACCAAATCGCTTCTTTTTTCTTATACTATTTATGTAAAAACGGAATTGTACTTTATTATCTAAAAAATGAAAACCATTCATTTCATTAGCATGTGGTAGAGTGTCCCAAAACATAGACAAACACCTGTTTATTACAAAAGGAGGATACTTCTTCTCCCAAGTTAAATCGTCTGTATCTAATAGATTTTGTTTATTAAAATTAATTGCGTTTAAATAGTCTTTTAGTTCGTATGCCATATTATCTAAATGTGTAAACTGCCACTATTCTATAACCTTGTTTAGGATAATAATGGTAGTGTGGTTTATTTTCAAAACAAATTCCTGTGAATTTTGTCGGTTTAATTTCTTTTAATATACTTTTTTCATCATCATCTAAGATAACTGTTTTTGAATCTGTATCTAATGGATTGTTTAAATAAACAAGTAGTTGTTTATGATCATAATCATGGTCTCTATGAGTTATACATTTATCATCTTCAACTTTAAATGTTAAATTAATAGTGCTTCTTAAAAGTTCATTTATCTTTATTTTATTTTTAGTACAAAAAGAATCTAATATACCCAAAAGCATTTTATGATGATTACTATTAAACATTTCACCCTTCGGTCTTTCTTCAGGTCTATTTAATATTATATGTGTTAAATAAGGATTATTGTCTTTTTTGGGTTTAGAAACTGACCAAGGCATTAAGTAAAAAGGAAAATTACCATCTAACATATTAGACTCAATAAAGTCTTTCTGACCCTCTGTCATAAAACTATTATCTTCTATATAAAACATTATTTAAATTTACAATTTGCCATTATTTCTGTTAAACAAGCAACCATATTAATTTCTTGGTCTGCCACAAAAGCAGCCTTATATTGATAACCAGCAATAATTAGTATCGCTTGAGGTATAGATTTAGACTCTAAGCTTTCATAAAGAATATCATATAAACCTCTAAACAAAGATGATGGTTCTTTATCTAAATTATCAACAACCCATTTTCTCATATCATTAAATTTTTTATCTTTTAATAATTTTATAAGTTGTTTATTATTAGCGTCTGATAAATTAAAAAGTATGCCTGTATCTATTTTACCTCTTACAGAATATCTTTGTAGTTCGTTGATTGTTCTTCTAAAGTCTGGATAATATTTTCTAATAAGTTCAGCCAATACTTTATTATCAAATTCAATATTTTCTTCTTTAAGAACATGTTGTAATCTTTTCATAAAAGAAGCTTGTAATAAAGCTTGTTGTTCTTTATCATTATTACCAAAATCAATCACTGTACAACGACTATGAAGTGCTGGAATAATCTTGTTCTTATAATTACAAGTAAATATAAATCTACAGTTATTGTAAAAGGTTTCAATAAAATTACGAAGACCTGGCTGAATACTCTCAGCATTCATATAATCGGCCTCATCTATAATAATAACTTTATGTGCTGATTCCTCTGTTAAAGATACTGTTGAAGCATAGTTTTTTATTGTACTTCTTAATGTATCTATTTGACGGCCTTCATCTGAACCATTGATTATAATATAATCTACACCTAATTCTTCACACAAAGCCCTTGCCACTGTGGTTTTTCCTGTACCAGCAGTACCAGACAATAGTAAATTAGGTATTTCTTTTTTCTTTACAAACTCTGTAAATGTTTCTTTTAGATCCTTTGATAGGATACAATCTTCTATTTTTTTTGGTCGATACTTTTCAACCCATAAAAAATCTGACATAATATAAACCTCACTTTATTCATTTTCAATATATTAATAATATCACTTTTAATCATAAAAGTCAAGAGCCATACAACTCTTGTGTTTCAGGTAAAAATAAAAAATCTATACCTGAATTTTTTACAACATCAACTGCCATTTCTGGAGTTTCAACTAAAGGTTTTCCTGCTAAATTAAACGAAGTGTTGAATAAAATAGGAATATTAGTTATGTTATAAAATTCGTTTATCAAATCATAGTAGTTTTGATTTTGATCTTTTTTTAATGTTTGTATTCTACAAGTATTATCAACATGTACTATACTTGGTATTAAATCTATTTTGTCTTTTTTTACATCTACAGCATACATCATAAATGGTGATTCGTTTAATCCAGCCATATCAAACCATTCATTTGTATGTTCATGTAATATTGTTCCAGCAAATGGTCTAAAAAATTCTCTACCTTTTACCTTATTTACTATATCTTTTCCGTTTTTAACTCTAGGATCAAATAATATACTACGATTACCTAAAGCTCTAGGACCTGCCTCTGATCTACCTTGGTATAAGGCGATAATCTTTCCTTGTGATAAAAGTTCAGCGACTTCTTTATTTGATGTTTGTCTGCCTAAATTTTTAGGAATATTTCTTTTAGGACCTAGATAAATGTCTTTTTGAATTAAGTTATCTTTTGTTTTTGTATGTTGATAATATAAATGTTTAGCAATTGCTATTGATGTACCTGCGTCACTTGAAACTGGTTCTACATATAGATTAACATTACTAGGTAAATTTTTTTTAATATAGTAATTAGCTACACAATTCAGACCATAACCTCCAGATATACAAACATTTTTTATATCTGATTTTTTCAATTGTTCTAATATTCTGTCTAAGACATATTCTTGTGTATATTTTTGAATTGTTAATGCTAAATCAGCTGAAGTTTGAAAGTCTTTCATATTTTTTGTTTGTTCATAAAAGCTTTCACTTTCATTTACCATAAAATTATTATTTGTGTCTTCTATTGTCTGTCGCCACTTAATACTTTCCTCTGTAAAAGGTAAGATATTTTTACCATATGAAGAAAGACCCATAACTTTACCTGCTGAAAATGTATCAAAACCTAAATGATCAGCTATGGTTTCAAATAAAAGACCTACACTTAAAAAATTATCTTTTGTTATAGGTTGGTGCCATTTAAATTCTACCTTTTCTATCTCTTTAACTTTTCCGTCTGTTATAGAATATATACTTTCTTTTTCTCTTGTGTGATAATCTTTATAATCTTTTTGACTACCAGCACCATCAAAAACAAAACATAATGCCTTATCAAAACCTGAATTATAAAATGATCCTACAGCATGTGTAAAGTGATGATCTTTATAAAAATGGTGAATATCAAAACCCTTATTTAAGTTTAAGGTTTTAGTTAATAGTAAAGTGTTTATATCTAAAGATGTAGCACAGTTGTCCGCTACATATGGTACAACAAAACCACCTACACCTAATTGATCTATTGTATCTGTATGTTTTGAAACCTCTAGTAAGGCTTTTACTGGAGCTGAGTCATATTTTTGACTACTCAACCTCTCTTCTTCAATGTGAAAAATAATCTCACCATCTTTCAATAAACATACTGAACTATTGTGGTGGCGAGAAACACCAACCGTTATCATAATATAATACTATTTAGGGTGTTTCCATTGTAAATTTTTTTACAATTTCAGTATCAACATCATAACCACCTTTGTTCATTGTCCAACAATCTTCTTCACGGTCATAATCGTGTTCGTCAACAAATGTTTGAACTTTATCTGCTAATTCTTTATCTTCTTCACTAGCATTATGATATGTAGACCAATCAAAGTACAGACCTTTTTCAAACGTAGGTAGATCACCAAACTCCTCTATAATATCAGAAACAGCAATTTGTCTGTTAAGGTAATGTGTAGTTTGATGATACTCTCTGGTTTCTACTTTTAAGTAGTCGTCTGATTTATATTCAGTACCGTCTTCCAGTTTATATACTTCGGACATATTAAAACTCCGAATCAGGTTCTAATGCGATCCAGTATTGAATAGGTTTATTTCTGTTTATAAAATGAGAAATCTTTGCTGTAGATAAAGCAATATTATAATCACCAGCAATTATTTTAAAGTTTTCTGATTTAAAATTAGCAGTAAACTTCTTATCTGTTTCGCCTAATGTTATTGAATATTTGTTAGATGATTTATTTTTCTTATCGTGTGCTATTAACTTTATAGTTTTACCATCACCTTTTACAGAAACATCTGGTACATTAATAGTACCAACAGCTCTTAAAAACTTAGCAAACTGTTCTTTTTTAAGAGTAAAGTCAACTAATGTGTCTGGCATTGTGATGTTTTTAGTAGGAGAAACAATAACTGACTTATCAGCAAAGTTATATATAAATCCATCAACATCTGTGCCTTTAGATGATTTCTCAATTATATTGACATAACTTTCACTATCAAACTTTAATGTAGGGTCTTCCAACATTTCATAAGTTCTTAAAAACTCTGGTAGATCGTATATAGCAAATTCTTTAGCAAACTTTTCTTCTATTTCAGCTTCTGCTAAAATATTTTTCATATTCGATATTGTTTGTATTTTGTTTCCTGGTTTAATCAATAAATTTTGATTAATATCAGAAAAGTTTTTTAAGACATTAACTGTCTCTGTTGATAGATTTAACTCCATTGTTTCACTCCTTCATAATTTAATATATTATAATATAACATAGAATATCTTTTTTGTCAATGTTAGATTTTGCCTTGATTTAACCACAGTAAAACATTTTCTGGAGTAGATTCTACATATGGATCTGTTCCATGATTATCAGATTTACCTGGTTCTTCAAAAATTTTTTCTACTATACCATCGTTTACAATCATAGCATATCTCCATGATCTATAACCAAAACCTAAATTATCTTTTTTAACTAACATTCCCATTTGTCTAGTGAAGTCACCATTACCATCGGCAATAACTTTAACATTTTTTAAATTTTCATTATTTGCCCAAGCGTTCATAACAAAAGTATCATTAACTGAGATACAATAGATTTCATCAATAAAATGTTTTTTAAATTCTTCAAAATTGTTTTCAAATCCTGGTAATTGTTTTGATGTACATGTTGGTGTAAAAGCTCCAGGTAAACTAAAGACCACTACTTTTTTATTTTTAAAAAAATCATCTGTTGATTTTTCTACCCAGCGTCCTTCTTCAAAGGTACAACCACCGTCTTCGGCAATATCACCTTCTCTAATTTTAAATGTCACACTTGGTAATTTCATTATATACTCCCTATTAAAATTTTGGAGCGGATAAGAGGTACTGCCCCTCTTTCTGTGAGTTGGTAACCCACTGTAATACTTTTATACGATATCCGCATTATTATAATATATCATAAACTCATTGAATTGTCAATGCTGGTTTATAATTAGTTATCAATATTTCTTCACCTTTAGCCGTATTAGTTTTTTTACTACTGTTTTGTCTATTAAATTCTTTTTTTATCCAATAATATTCATTTTCAGGTAACCATTCTGATAATTCTGAAAACTCATAATAAGATAAAACAAACTTACCTTTAATAGATTTTAAAGTATTTACTAGTTGTAAATGTTGGTCGTGGCCAAATTCTTTAGTATAGTAATGTTCCATATCAAAATATGGAGGATCACAATAAAACAATGTTTCTTCATTATCATATTTTTCAATAATTTTTTCATATGATAAATTTTCAACCTTAGATATATTTTCTAATTTATATTGCCATTTAGGGTTTTCTAATTTGTCAATTAATTGTGTGTATTTTGATTTATATTTACCTTTTAAATCTACAAATTTAGCTTTATCAATAGTTAAACCACTAAAAGTGTTTAATTCTATATACATATACTTGGCAGCCATTTCAATATCGCCCAATTCTATATTATAATCTAATGGTGTTATTTCTGATTGTATATTTTCAAATGTGGTTCTAATTTGAGTTTTATAACTTTTTAAAGCCTTAACAAAGTCAGTTCTTTTATTTGTAGCACAATAAAAAACATTAGCAATATATCTATTATAATCATTATAGATATTTTTATTTGAGTTTACATTACCTTGAAAGTATACCCAAAAAGCACCACCAAATGGTTCTACGTATGTTTCATGTTTAGGAAAATAACTTGAAATCCATTTAGCCTGAAACTTTTTACCACCGAGATAACTAAACACTCACCTTTACCTTTTTCGTACCAGTTTTTAAATTATCTTCAGCCGTTTGTATAACAGTATTATTAATAGAAGTATCACCTGTGCTTCTGTAATCATTAATATGGCCTTTGTGGTATTCACTTGTCATTAATTTAGACAAATCAATATCCTTTCCTTCAGGTGTTTTAAAGTTATCTCTAGCGGCTGTAGCTAACTTATCACTATCGTTGACAACTCTTTTTGAATCCATTTTAATAAAGTATTCATCAACATTAAGTTTTTCCATAATCATTTCATTTCTTTTTTTATTGTTAGCAGCCTGTCTACCACCTACCATAGTTTCAAATGATTTAGGATCACCTTTTCCACAAGGGTAAGGAGTTTTATCTCTTAATAGATCACCAATTACTTTTACATAATGTTTAATAAAAGCGTCTTCTTGTTTAGGTTTAATTTCTTTTTTATCATTTTTCAAATCTATGAAAATTATCCATAAATCAAAAATAGAGTTTCTATTAGGTATAGCATTTAAATCACCTTTTATAACCCAACTCATAAATTGATTAAATCTTTTTTTAAATAAATTTATGTTTTGGTCAACTTCAGAACCAACTCTATACATATTATTTAATGAAGCTGGTGATATTGTTACATCAATACCTTCAAAGAATACGTGACACATACCAGCAATAAAATCATCTAAACCTCTTCTATTTTTTTGATCATCTGAAAACCATTTTGTATAAGGACTAAAAAATGTATCGCCGTATTGTTCTGCTAAACTTCTAATTACATTAGCAGTTTCACTAGTTCTAGCATTTCTTTTTTCAGGTTCATTCAAAGGTTTACCGTCATTAATTCTAGTAAACACTTCAGATAATTCTTCTCTAGTTGTGTCTGTGTAAATTTCTAAACTTACTTTTGCTTCTAAAAATGCTGATACAATTGCTTTAGGTAAAGTTGTATTTTTCCAATCGACTTCATTTTTTTCTCTATCAAAAACAAGTTTATCATTTAAATCAGTTTTAATTTTAAAGATATTACCATCAATTTCATAAGTTCCTTCTTCAACACCAAAACTACCGTCAATAAAGCCTACAATATTGATTGTTCTATTATTAGAATCTAAATTTAAATATGTAACATCAGCGTCTAGCCATCTTTTAAAATATTCTTCATCAACTTTTGACTCTCTTTCAATAGCAGATTCATAACATTTTTTAACATCACAGAATATAAATTTACTAGGTGCCATATTTCTTACTGTAGAAGTCATATAGCTTGAACCTTGTTCTCGCTTCCATCTAGTAAATATATTTGCTTGAAAGGCCTTATCGGCT